AGCAGGAGCGCGGCGTCAAGTTGCGCAAGTCGAACGGCATCGTCCGACTCAAGGCGCAGCCCCGGCTGATGGCTTCGCTGGATCGCACGATCGTCGGCGAGCCGAAGGGCATCGTGGAGATCAAGACGTCGGCAAGCCCACGCTGGAGCATGTGGCCCGTGCCGCCTGAGGTCACGATCCAAGTGCAGACTCAGATGGGAATCGTGCAGGCGGAGTGGTGCGACGTCGTCGCCCTGCTCGGCGGGCTGGTGTTCAAGATTGAGCGGGTGCAGTTTGACCCGATGCTCTGGGCTGAGATTCAGCGCAGCGCCGTGGAGTTCTTGGCAGCCGTGGACTCTAAGACGCCGCCGCAGCTGGAGGCGCTAGACGCTCAAGCCTTCGCCATCGCCACGCCGCAGGGCTCGCAGGAGTTCGTGGAGGCGACGGCAGACTTGGAGCGCGTCTACGCCCAGTTGCGTGAGACGAACACTGAGCTGCACTTCATCGAACAGAAGAAGGGCTCGCTGGAGATCATCATCAAGGAGGCGATCGGCGAGAAGGCGGGGCTGGCTGGCAACGGCTGGACGGTGTATTGGAAGCAGGCACGCCCGTCGGAAGTCACGGACTGGAAGATGGTGGCGCAGGCATCAGGTGCCCTGCAGTCAGTGATCACCACTTACACGGACGTGAAGCCCGGCTCGCGCCGCTTCATCATCAACGACGGAGGGCTTCATGACTGAGCAGACGATCATCCTTGACCCGTATGAGTGGGCGCACGCCAAGCAGGTCGGCACCGCGCGTGACGAATCCAGCAAGGCGAAGGGGCAGCAGGGGCGAGCAGGTCAGTCACCTGACCGCAGCCTGCAGAACCACATTGACGGCGCAGCTGCTGAACTGGCAGTATGCATCGCTCTCGGCTTGCCATGGTCGGCAAACATTGACACCTATCTGAACGAGCCCGACGTGGAGGTGCCGTGGCTCGGCGGAGTTGAGGTGAAGTGGACGTCGGGCATCGGGCTCATCGTTCGCAACGAAGGGCGTCACGAGACTCACGTGCTGGTGACTGGCAACGGGCCAGTCAAGCGCATCGTGGGCTGGCTGGACGTCGCAGGGTTGGAAGCCCTGAAGGCAAGTCCGAAGACTGACTTCGGCAACGGTCGGGCGCCACAATGGCTCAAGCCGATCGAAGAACTGAACGACTGGGGACTCTTCCCCAAGAAGGAGGCAGCATGAACAAGCACTCGGAGATTCTCGCCGCGCTATCGGCACCCTTCCCACCTGAAGTGATCCGTCACCGCACTGGTGCCGGGGGCAAGGACTTGACATGGGTGGACGCCCGCACCGTCGCAGCTCGGCTGGATGAGGTGCTCGGCGTCAATGGCTGGGACTTCGCCGTTGAGCCAGTCGGCGACACGAACACGGTCGTCGGAATCCTGACCTGCCGCTTCCCAGACGGCACCGTTGCCCGTCGACAAGACTTCGGCTATGAGACTGGCGGCTCGGGCGAGTCGCTAAAAGAAGCCGCGTCAGACGCTCTCAGGCGCTGCGCGTCACTCTTTGGGGTGGCTCGGTACCTGTACGGCGGGGAACGACCCGCAGCGGGGCGCGTTGCCCTGCCAGCGTTGAAGCCTATGAGCCTCCCTCAGACTCCAGCGCCAGCCCAGCAGGGGCATGACACCGTGGTGCTGAAGGCAGCGATGGACATGTTCGGCGCTGACAACTGCCCCGACCATGGGCAGCCGTGGACGAAGAAGCCCGGCGGCGTATCGAAGGCGACTCAGAAGCCGTACGCACCGTTCTGGGCATGCTCTGCCCGAAGCGGCGACGGGGCCTTCTGCAAGAAGAAGCCGAGCATTGACTGGATTGCAAAGCAATCGGAGCCAGTAGGCGAGCCAGTGCGCGCTGAAGAAGACCTTAGCGAGTTGCCGTTCTAAGTCATCACATGGGGGCGGGCTCTGGACGGCTCGCCCCCGCTAGCACTGGAGGATCACATGGGACTCTGGATTAAGTGGGACGCTAACGCCCACAAGGACGACAAGATCGCACTGCTCACGGACACGGAGTTCAGGGCGTTCGTCACAGCGATCGCTGAAGCCAAGCAGCTGCGCAGCGGCGGCATCTTCAAGAGCCGGGAGCACCTGAAGGCGTGCATCGGCAACCGCTTCGGCAAGGCGATCAGCGGGCTCATCACGAAGGGCCTGCTCGGGGTAGATCAGTCAGGGATCGTTGCCATTACGGGGTGGGATCGCTATCAGGTCGACCCGACATCGACCCGACGTCAGGCTGCGTTCGTGGCTCGGCGCCGTTCAGAATCGGGTGGGATAACGGAATCCAAACAGCATAGAGAGAGAGAAGAGAAGAGAGAGAGAGAGAAACCCCCTACCCCCTTACAGGCGGGAGAAATCTTGAGGAGGATTGTCGGATGAGGAGCGTGGCGTTCATTGGCAAAGCAGGCACTGGGAAGACGACCCTGAGCCAAATGCTCTCAGAGCATCACGGCTTTGAGGTCACCAGCATCGCAGCGCCGATTCGTGAGATCGCCGTCATGGCGTATGGCAAGTTCGATAAGAGCATGCGATACCCCCAGCAGACGCTGGGACTCTCTCGCCTGCTGACTGGGCGTGAGCTGCTGCAGGAGATCGGGGCTGCTCTCCGTGAGATGGACTCGCTCTTCTGGATGCGCGTGTGGCTTCTTCGGACGAAGCGTGGCGCTGATGACGGCACCCTTGACCCGATCACGTTCGTGGTGGACGACGTCAGGCTGGACGCTGAGCGGGCCTTCATCCGCGCGTGGTACCCAGACACGCTCTTCGTGCGGCTGGTGCGTCCCCCGGTGGGCGACCTGCAGCCGTGGCAGCATGACGTGACGGAGCGACAGGCTGGCGACATGGAAGCCGAGTTAGTTCTTGACACGGAAGCCCTCAGTCCGTCAGAGTGCATCGCAGCCGTTCTTGAGGCGGCACACATGGAGGTGCAAGCATGAGCGAACTGAGCGAACTTGAAACCATGGCGGAGATGGTGGGCTTCCGCTACGCCAACTGCAGCATCGACACGGAGACCCGCAAGGTCACCCTGCAGTGCGAAGACCATGACGGTCAGACGTTGACCGTTGAAGCCGACACCCTCAGCAACGCCATGGGCGCCATGATGGTCAAGCTGGGCGCGATGCTCCAGCGGGATGGGCAGACATGGCAGGAGTAAAGGCGAAGCGCGGCGGGCCATCGTTGCCCCCACGCTGGACGGATGCTGACTGCACAGAGTGCGGCAAGGTGATCAGCGTCGCTGACGCGAAGAAGCCAGTCTTCCCAGCGAGCCGGGTGAAGGTCATCACCTTCAACGGCGCCAAGGGCAACGTGCGCCTGCACTGGCGTCACAAAGGCTGCGTCAAGTGATCGACTCACTCATCGTCTGCCTGATGGTGGTGCATACGCTGATCGCCCTTGCCATGGGTTGGATCGGCGTCACGAATCACCGCGCCAGCTCGGGCATCGTCATCGCGTGGTTCACGATCAGCCTACTGACAATCGTCGGGCTAGGGCAGGCGCTACGATGAGCCGCATGAGTGACCTAGACATTGACCTGAAGAACGCAGCACGCAGCCGCATGGGGAAGAACAACCGCCAGCGTGGCAACAGTCTGGAGCGCCGACTGGCTGCTGAACTCACTGAGGCTGGATTGGCTGGCGAGCGCGTCGGGCAGTACGGCGGCAAGACGGACGTGCGCGCACTCGGGCTGATCATTAGCGCCAAGAAGGGCGGAGCGTTCAGCGAGCGATTCGATAAGTGGCTGAACGAACTCACGCCAAAGGCTGACGAAGTCGCCGCTCTGGTGGTAGAAGACGCCCCTGGCTCAGGCATCAAGGCCCGTCGCATGGTCGTCATCCACTGGGAGACACTGGTGCAGCTGCTACAGCAGCGGGAGGAGAAAGCATGAAGGTCGCACTTGCACTGGCGCTGGTACTGGCGCCGCTCACGAATCCGCAACCACTTGGCGAGCCGCCGATCAACTACGCCATGGGCGTGCTGGCTGATCAGCCTGCCGTGCCTGAGGGATACTTCGTCGGCACTGCGACGTGGTATGACGCAGCCCGTGGCAGTCACTCCAGCTGGTACACCCGCGCAGGGATCACGCTATACGGCGCGATCGGCGCTGACGTCCGAGCCTACAAGCAGCACCGCTGGCGCACGAGTTGGGACGTCAGGATCACCAGCCTGCGCACTGGCAAGAGCGTCATCGTGCAGGTCGTTGACATCTGCACCTGCTACGGCATCCGCAGTGACCCACACGATCAGCGACTGATCGACCTATCGCCGCAGACATGGGCAGCCCTTGGCGTGCCGCTCTGGCGTGGCGTGACCCCGATCACCTTGGAAGTGCTGCCATGAGCAAGAGCCTGCGCCCCGACGTCATCAACAAGCGCGTGCTGGAGTCTTACCCCGGCTCAACGTCCGTCGTTGCCAGCGAGAAGGTCGCTGCCCACATGAGGGAGTGCGGCGTCAAGATCACTGGGCGCACCATCCGCTCCTACGCCAAGGCTGAGCGCCGACCGTCGGAGAAGTTCTGCGCCATCTTCGCGCAGGCATACGGGCCCTTCGAGCAGGATGACTGGATCGAGCGGGAAGAGTTGCCCAAGCCGTACATGAGCCGCAAGCGTCCCGAGATGACTGCAGCTGAGAAAGAATCACGCCGCCTGCAGATGCTCGTTGCACGATTCTGCAACTGGTGCGTGGGTGGTGACATGGGAAGCGCCGAGACACTTCGCTGCCCTGATGCAACCTGCGTGCTGCGTCCAGCGTCACCGTTGCCACTGGCAAGCAATGCAAGCACGAAGCGTGTGGCGTCGCCAGATAGGTGGGACTGATGCCATACAATCGCCGCACGCCAGCCCTTGCGGCTGGCCCCCTCCCCGGCGCTGCATCCTCCCAGCGTCGGGGAGCGACTCCCTCACTGCGTGAGCAGGTCGCTGCATACCTGAACGCCAACCGTGACGTCATGCACCTGAAGCAGTGGACGCTCAAGGTGAGTGCCGACATCCCAGCAGATGACTCATGGGCTGACGTCGAAGTCAGTGACAATCTCTGGGAGGCGACGGTGCGCATCTCTGGGGACTTCTTCAAGGAGACTCCCGAGAGCCAGCGCCGCATCCTTGCCCACGAACTGATGCACGTCCACCTTGCCGCCATGGAGCGACTGATGGGCTCACTCG